ATATTAAATTCGATATCATTTTTAAGTAACTTTACTAAATCTATCAAAGTATGATACTTATTTTTTTTAACTAATAGTTTTTTTATATAATTTATACACAAATTATCAAGTACTAATTTTGGAGGATTAGCTAAAACACCAGAAGCCCAAGATTCTTTCATTGATTTTCTTCTAATTTCGTTATGAGTTTTATGTAGCTCACTTGAATTATAAGACTTAAAATGTTCAGGGTATACGTCATGCATCTTTTCTCTCATTTGAGCTTTATGCTTTTCAGAGTGAAGCCAATTATTTAAACCCTCTCTTCTTCTTTTTATAATATCTTCATTACCCCAAAGAATATCCTTAGCTAAATCTGCATGTAATTTTCTATGGGACTCATCGGTCATTCTTTTAAAATTATCCGGTCTATTGTTTCTTTTATTAAAATCAACATGGTGGCTATGGTAATGTATACCTTTTAGTCTATCTTCAACTTCCTGTGGACCTTTTATATTGCATTCTTTTACTACCATTCTATGAGTAAACTTATAACCATTTGTACTGGGGTTATAGATCATCTCATAATCTCTTAGGCAATTAGCTTTTAGGTTAGATAGTTTTGTATAAAAAGGCATAAGGCTTTCCTTCTCTTTTAAGTCTTTGGCTTGTTTTTTAACACCATCTCTCATTACAAATTCGTGGTCTGGTGTAACGTCTAAATAAGTATCATCATCAAGAGTTACTCTTAATATTTCTTGATTTTTCTTTATTAAGTCGCACCACTTTATTTTACCAGGTACAACTCTATTTGTACCCTCTTGTACAGAATAAACCCAAATAGGTTCTTCAGATGATTTTACTTTATCCACTAAATCCTTAATAGCTATTTCTGTACCATCTAATAAAGGTATCATTGTATTACCGTGCAAACACATTCCTCTAATCCACATTGGAAGATTAAATTCTATGTTTAAAACATTGTAAAATAGGTTGTACAGTTCATCTTGGATATCCTCAGAGGATGACCTTACTGATAATATCTCATTATTCATTTCATTAACTTGCGTAGCCTCTTCACATAGTATATCTAAAGCAGGTCCTACTAAAGCGTCTTGATCCATTTGCTCATACTCTAAATATAGTTGAGATCTAGGTATCTGTACACCATACCCTAAACCAGTACTCATTAAACCATTGTTACTATAGAGTCTAGTGAACCTGTTAGCAAGTGTATTTTGTTGTAAGTTACCAAAGGCTTGTATACCGTTAAAGTCTGAGACTCTCAGGTACTTACCTCCAGCCCTTTTAATTATGGTGTCGGTGGTGAATTTCTGTTTTAACTGCGCGAAGAGAGCCTTATTGGCCATATTGAATTGGTTTACTGTATAAATATAATTTCCTAGCTAAGTACCCAACTGTAGTCTTCCATTTCTCCTGTAATTGGGTTAGACATCATGTAAGGGTTCTTGTTATTTGGTCTGTTACTGTAAGATAGTTGAGGTGTAGTCATTCTTATACCTCCTAAGCAAGCTCTTTGCATATCTGTACTGTTAGATGCATGTGCTAATGCTGTACCTCTTAGATATGTTCCTATTGCTAATGGGATTAATAAGTCATCATTTGCTCCTGATTTAGCTGTAGGTTTAGGACCTTTCCATATAAATGATCTCATTTCACTATAGAGTCTTTTTGACCTTACCCTAATTGATTTTTCCTCTATTGCTATTTTTAAAGATTGAAGCATAGGTACTCTAGTAGATGTAGATGTAGTGAATCCTGGTGTCATCTTATATTCATCTACATATCTATTTAAGTATTGGCTTACATTTGTAGTATCACCTTTTAAGGATTTATACACATTACTGTATCCTGAATCAGTTACATAGCTACAGGTTGTATTACCTATACCTGAATTTTCTACTATGAGTAGTGCGTTATTATACTGAATACATGTAGATACTGCAAATTTTGCTATCTCCTTAGGTCCTACTAAGGCTCTGTATTCAGCTATTTGATCTCCGGTCATTAGGTCTATCACTTGTACTGTAGAATAGTCTAGACCATCTCCTCTTGAGGTATCTACGATAACAGCACAGTTACCTACTTCTTCTGGGAACTTCCATACCCAAAATTCGTTTTCTCTACCGGTCATTTGAATAGGATCCTCAAGATTGTCTTTTATCCAATCTAAGTCATCAGGTTCGAAGTATGTATTACCGGAGTTTAGCATCTCAGCATTACATTCTTGCAAAGCAAGTCTTTTTCCTAGTTCTTGGTCTTGTCTATCTCTCCATGCTTGATCTCTATCAGGGTGTACCTTCCAGTCTAGTTTTACAGGAAGGAATTCATTATTATCTAATTCTGCTTCTGTGTATAATTCTGCAAACTTATTCTCAGATCCATCCGGGGTTTGATGTCCAATTATACTGTTGTATACTACAGAATGTGCCCATTCATCTTTTTCATTGTTTGGTAACGAAAAATCATAAGTGAGATTAGTAGACTCTTGTATACTTTTAATAGGTGCCCAAAGTATATTTTCAGATACATTATCATCAAAAAACTTTTGTTGACTTTCTGTAAGTCTTCCTTTAAAAAACTCTTTAAAGTACAACATTTTATATCGGCTTAAGTACTTTCTTGTAAAAGTAAATGTTCTAGCATGTTTATCTAAGCTATATAAAGTTTTTATAAATTCAACAGACCCCGGTATAATATCAGATGACGTAGGTACCCTCTTAAAATCATGGTCGTACCCTTCGTATATTTTTACTTTCCTAGGTAAATTAAAACCCACTATAGTACAGAATCTCTTAGCATAATCATTGGTCATATCCAACCTATGCCCTAAACTACTTACTTTAACTTTTTTAGTAGGTTTTGTTAATGATTCTTGGTAAGTTGATAATATACCTAAATTTAACAGTAATATTCTTATTTGCAAGGTTAACTCCTTACTACTTGAACAAAAATAAACCCTCAAATTCTTCTTTCCTTTATTCGAAATTTTATACATAACTGAACCATCACCATCAAATATTCCTCTCAATAACTGTATGGTATTTTCCCTAGATAAGGACATTATTTTAGTAGGTATTACCTTTTTATTTGCATGATTTTTTAGGTTGAATCCTAGATATTTAAAATACTCTATTAAATTTTTTGAAGACACTGTATAGTGTACTGCATCTGTCTTACTGTATGTAAGTCCTATATCTATAATTGCTTTTGATATATCATCCCCACAAGTTATAGTAAGATTCCCCCCAACTATATCTCCATTTTTGTTCAAATTAGAATAAGATGACCCCTCTGCTATATATAAACCTATAAAATATGCTAGCTTCTCATCAATTAAATTAGGTTTAAATACATTTTTAATTTTAGGAGATACAGAGGGTATGAAATCGGAGGTATCATTGTAATTACCCCATATATTCATTCCATATTGAATTGCAATATGATCTCCTACAGATAATTCATCTAATCTGAACCAACCATAAGCACCTTTAGAAAATGCATATAATTTATGATTATAAGACCCTTCTATAAAAGAATAGGGAGTATTTATTATTTTAGTTTGTACTTCACCATTATTATGTATAAGCTTGCCTGATCTTATACTATCCCTACCTAAAATGTTATATTCAGGTACTTCATAGTCAATTAACCCATTTTCATCTTTAATGAAATCTTTCATTTTTCTTACACCATTATCTGTGTATATGAAAGTATCTTTAACTACACAAGAGAGGACTATGCACTTACCTCCTGTTGCTAATGTTTGTTGTGCTGCTGCATAGGTGCCTTCAGCATCTTCTACGAATGCAAACTCATCAAAGATAAGAAAAGTAGCTGTTTTACTTCTAGCTGCATCTCTTGATCCTGATAAAGCTTCAATTTTAGACCCATTCTTACCTACTACCCTCTTTTGATTAGCTTCATCTGTATTTGCATTTGCTAGTTCAAGCATCCATTTAGGTAATTGCCCATGAGCAAACTTAAACTTATCTATAATTGCCTTAGCTACGTTAGTAGTTGGGGCCATACATAGGATAGAGGAGTCACCTTTAAATATAAACATCCACAAGGCATAAGCGGCACATAAAGTAGTGATACCTAATTGTCTACTCTTAAGGATAATAATCCTATCACGAGTGTGGATGAGGTGTAAGAGTTTCTTTTGGAAAGGGTATAATTGAAACTTACCTCTCCCCTCATTACTCATTTGTATGAATACGTAGGTAAGTATGAAATATTCAGGAGATTCTAAGCACTTTTTCCATTCGGATTTTGCTATTTCCTTTAGGTTAATAGGTCTTACTGCTGGTGTGGTAGTAGGTTTTATTATAGGTTTAGATGCCTTGGCCATTGTTTGTCTTTTTAGAGTGATATCGAGCTAGAGCTTTAGCATCACATGATTTTTTATTCTTTTTATACCAACGTTTAGTAGCTTCACTTTTAGCAGCTTTCACTTGTTCGTCTGTTAGGTATTTTTTTAATCTTCCCATTCTTCTTCTATGAGGTCTTCACTTAAGTTATCAATGTGTACCAATTCATCTCCTTCTAGTAGGTAAAAAGGTGAAGTATCTACTCTTGCTTTTTCAGGTGATGATTTTTTTATTTTATTCTCTAACCACTTTCCTTCTCTTCCAGGAACTATTGTAGCTGGTATTTCTAAGTATTCCACATCAGATAGTCCATCACGAGCTTCTAGACACTGTCTTAGGAATTCTGAATTATGGTATAACGTTGATACTGTCAGTAATCGTCCCGAAGGTTTTAGTGATTCTCTTAATACTTGTTGGATGTTAGGTAAGTTACTTATGAAATCTGCATTATCTATTATTGCTATGTCTACAGATTCATCTAGGTATTCTGTATTTGGGTGTATGATAAGTAATTTAGATCCGTTTTCAAATAGGATACTAAAGGGTGTTTTATCTGATATAGGTACTTGTAGTTCTTCAGGTAATCTCTTATAGGAGTAAATTAATTTATCTAAAAATTCTCCTGCTATTAAATCACTGACACTGGTAACTACTACTGTAGAACCTGGTTTTGATAGAAGCATCCAAGCTGAGTATGCAGTTAACATTGTTGTTATACCCATCTTCCTGGCTGTGTTTATTAAGGCTTCTTTTATCCTGGTTAACATTCTTGTTATTTGCCATTGGAAGTTGTGAGGTTTTATTGTCTCTACTCTATGGCAATGACTCATTACTAACCAGTAATTAACTAGAAAGTATTCGAAGTTTTTAAATGCTCTTTGTTGTTCTGTTTTAGTCATCTACAATTTAATCTTCCAGTATGAACCTACTCCGTAGTTTACTTTACCTGTTATATCTATTCCAGCTTTTAGTTGGAATACTCTATCTGTTTTTGTCTTATATAGGAACCCTGCATCAACCATATTGATAAATGAATTTTGGTTTCCATTTATGGAACCTCCTACATACACTTGTCGTGTAGGTACATAAGGTTCTTTTATAATAGTAGTGTTTGTTATTACAGGGTATTTAAGATTGAACTTGTATCCAGAACCCTTTATCCTGTTTTTAAATATGGTGTCAGATACATCAATAGTAGAACTATCGGATTTAAGTGTTTGTTTATAAATATTTTCAGCTAAAAACATATCACGCAGAGAATCAAATTGAATTCTAAGTTTGTGATAGTTAGTGTCAGGAATAAAGAATGTATCCTTTCCTGTTACTTTGTAAGGAATAGTTTGGGTAGCTGTTGGATAGACATTGTTAACAGTGGTTTGATGAGACTTCCAAGATGTATCCATTGTTATAGTAATGGTAGGTTTAGTATCTTGGGTTTTAGGTGAATCACCACACCTTTGTAGTAGTAGTATTGCTAATAGAAATAAAACAATAATGTCTAGGAAATTTGCTTTTATGAAGTTCATGATATTAATTAAGGATAAGCCCTACAGTAATAAATATCAAGAAATCTATCACGAAGTGAAATTAAGCCTTTTTAAGGCTTTCTGTATAGGCTCTCATAAGAGTATTCCCCATTAAATAAGCTTCATCCTCCATTTCTTTTAGGTGCTCTGAACCCTTTGTATAATCATCAGATACAGCCCCTATTTTATCATCATCTAAATCTCCTCTGTGTCCTTGTAATACATGTATGAACTCATGAGCACAAGTTCTTAATACATCTTTAGGTGCACGTCCATTAGTATATAACATTACGGTATTATCTCCATGACGATAAAATCCTGTTTTATCTAATATGTCACTAGGATTATTGTCATTTGAAAATACAATCTTTGGATAAGGCTTTAAATCATACCCTTTTTCTTTATAAAAGAGTACTAAGCCGGCTATATGTTTTTTAAGGTCTTGGAGTTGGTCAGGTGTCATTTATGATTGCTTTGGATTTGGTCCTGTTGGTTCTGGTTCTGGAGCTTCTTCCTCTTCTGGTGGTGTTTCTTCCCCTCCTCCGGCTAAAGATTGATCTTCCATATCTGGGTTCTTGGTATCTATTGGATTTTGTCTCATAGCTATAGCTATAGAATCTAGAGACTGCTGATATTCTGAATTAACTCCTAGGTCATACACCTTACCTAACACTCTTACTCTGAAGTAATCAGAGGGAGTATAATTCTCAGGAGATTTTACCATTTGAGGTGTAGGGTCATATTTCAAATCCATATAGTTTGAATTCTTAAATACAATCCTGAAAGTGGTTGGTCTATACGATATTACCTTTATGTCAGTAACAATATCTTTTATTTCTTTATCGGCAATAGGTCCTGGTTCTTTTTGAGAAGTAAGAGTTTTCATTAAGGTATAACGGACCTTAGGGGATTTAGCTAGGACTTTATCCATATCAGACTCTTCTGCTTCTTGAGATTCTATCTCAGCTTCGTAAAGTTTACGTTTGAACGCTTCGTAAGGATGGAAAGGAGTCATTATATTTTTGGTAGTTTTACTATAGATTTTTGTAAATCATAAATTTGATCAACAAGTGATTTCACATGTTCTATTTCTGATTCTGAGAGATACTGCTTTTTATTAACCCACACTAGGCTTAGAACCCCTTCATATACTGTAGCCCCTATTTTAAAGTCATAAGACATACCTATTTGATACCTCTCCATCATCTTTCTGTCATCCCCATCTAATGTATCTGTATCTATTATTGCATAACCATCAGGAGCTTTATCTACTCTGTCTAATACTGTTCTGTAGTATCCGGCAGGGATGTTCTGAAATACATCTAATAGAGGTGCTACTATTCCGTCTGTCTTTTCTTCAACCATCGATACAAAATTCATGGAATATCCAAAATGAGTTTTGGTTCCATTATGATAAGCATACAAACAAGCGCGGCTACACTCTGAATATCCTTGTAACTGAATTAGTACCTCTTTTATTTTATTCTGAATTGAGCTATTATGTTGTAAAGTGGAATCTATTAACTCTCCTTTTTTTATTTCCTCTTGTTTTGCTTTTCGTCTCTTTAGATAACTTTTAATTTCTTCTATAATAAACAGACCTATTACAGTAAAGAGTGTGGAGAAGATTGGTATTGTATAGGATACAGTTGAAGTAGGTGTGGTTAATACTTGTAGTAGAATACTGCCTATCATAGTTAAGATTGAATTTTAATTAGTTTTATTGTAAGATTTCCGGTACCTTTAATGAGTCGGTGAAATAATCCTTCCTTTATAAATATCGGATTGTCTAGATTGGATGGTAATTGATTGTCTAATTGGAGTTTCCAGTCAGTAGGATGAAGAGATTGTACTATACGATCTTCGCGGTCTCGGTGCCATACAAACTCTTCTTCTGGTGTGTCAGAATTGAATTCTCGAATATAATAATCCTGATGTTTGGTTTCGGTGAAAGGTAAGTTCATTGTGCAAAAATAAGTATTAATTTGTATAATTTTCGAATTATTGATAATTAATTATCATTTTTTCTAGTAAATTTGATAATGAGGGAGTAAATGAGGGAGTAAAACTATATCTATAACTTGGTTCCTACTAGTTACTAGCTTAGATACTTTTTGTCGTATTTGTAGCAAATATTTGCGACAAAATCTTTAGTACAACCGTTTACTACATTAGGTTTCATGCAAAAAATTAGCGATGGGGTATTGGCGTTTTAACTAGGTACTAACTTGGTGCTTACTAGGTACTTGTTCATATTTTTTGGTTGTACACGTTCCGTGAACAGAAGTAATTCATGAACAGTATTTTGGTAATTATGCTATAATTTAGCGATAATTTTAAGTTATCGTATATTTTATGCAATTAGCTCACCTTATGAATCAGTGAAGCAAGTTGTAACTGTATGACTATCAATGGTATACCTTATCTTAAAAAATAAACTCCCTACCAAAAATAGTAAGGAGTCGGCCAAAGGATACTATCCTAAGGGAAGGTGAAGTCACCATAAGTGACAGAGGATCTACACAGAGGTAGTCCGGGGTTATGTAAGACTTCCAGAGATTCACCCTACCTTTTTCAGGTTGTCCAGATGAATGTCCTGTCTTAGCACGCCACAAATGCAGACTTTCTGGAGGTGCATTCAGGGAAGCAGTTTCCTCCAAATGGAAGGATCCGCGCTTGCTGAAATCCAACAAGGGACTTCGTAACTCCTTCTACACGTGGTAGATGAGATGAATTAACCTAAATCCGTAATCTAGGTGCGTAACTTTAGGTATTACGATTGACGGAAACAAGTTCCTGAACCAGTTCCTCCACCCTTTGGGTGGTGATATTTTTACTCTACCAGAAGCCCGGATAGCTACGGCCATTCCACAAGCCTTGATAGCGATTGGCTCTACACGCCCACCAACCTGGTTTAGTTTTATCTTTTTTAGCTGGGCAGTTCATACGATCTGAAAAAGCTTTACGGGCTTTAGGGTCACTGACTTTAGCACTTAATCCTCCTTTAGCATCTCCAAAGGTAACCTTAATTACCTTACCGGTTTTAGGATTCTTTGTAAAAACGAAATACTTCTTACCTGAACCACTGTTACGTTTAGGCTTATTAAGCTCTACAGATTTCCCTTTATATTCAGCCTCTAACAAAAGATACTCCTCGGTGAGAGGGTAGTCTAAGGGTACTTGAATACCGTTATATTCTCCAAACTCCCCTAAGTCTGTTTCAGTTAGAATCTCTGTGTCAATCTCGTCAAATATAGAGTGACCTTCTTGAAGAAGTTTTCTACTCTCACGGAAAAGAGAATAGAAGCTATTAGAACCTGGCCTATATATCGTTTCATGTAATGGTGTTTTGGTTTCTAAATGATGGTATAATCCTTCTGAGAGATTTATACCTTGCAGCTCTAGTAATAGTTGTTGAACCATTTACTTCTTTTTTATGTTTTTCCAAAATGCCGCACCAGCCACTTTTTTTGCTGTATCCTTATCTCCATATTCCTTCTCAGCAGCCTTCTCTACTTTCGCAAAACCTTTTCCTTTCTTACCTAAATCTTCTCCTTTTTCAGCTTTCTTTACTACAGCAGATTTCTCTTTTTTAGATAATCCAGCAGAAGGTTTTTTCTTAGCTTCCCCTACAGCAATCATCTCTAAATTATCATCAGGCATTTCCTCCTTATCTGTTTCTGCTTTAAAGAACTGTGTAACCTCCTCTATATTATCACAAGCAACAGTCAAATGTTCAAATGCCCAAGCTGGCCAGTTGTGTTCTTCCATCACTTGCATCTTCAGATACTCTACGTTTTCACAGATAGAATTTAATTGTCCTGCAACCATATGTTCTTCTTCTGGATCTTCCTCTGGAGTATAATCACCTACAGTGGCCATTTTAGCCTCATAGAGAGCTTTTAGGTCTTTGTTGGATACAAGTGCTACCTTACCGTTTAAAGCGTCTAGAGCCTCGTCTATTGAGCTATCAGAGATACTATTGATAGTACCATTCTTATCTATAGTATAGAATGAATTAGATGCTTGGGTAAATACTGACCCAATGCTAACTATTGCGCCTTCATTTAATACTTTTGATTTAAACTCCTGGGTGATTTTATCACTTTCTTTCATTATTTTGGTTTTTTTTTAGTTTATTGAATTTTTACCCACCAGTTACAGATATATCTTTCAGGTTCTGTAGGAATGTTTCCACTGCCATTGTACTCTATAAAATATTTACCCTCACATAAAGCTGAGGTAGGGTTCCACTTAGCGCAGTTTGAACAGGCTCCTCCACCGTAAGGTACTTCTCTTGCAGGCTCGTAGCCGGCAGGATACTCAATACGACCTTCTAGTATGAGATTAGTTAGGCTGATCATTTGATTTTTTCTTCTAGTTCGTCAATCTCTTTTGTCATCTGATTGAGTACTTGGTGATTTATTGCAGGACCAGACCAGTTTTGTTTCATACCGTTTTCATCATAGGTGCCATTATCTACTTTACCTATTTCATTTATGAACCCTCGCGCATCTTCTACAAATGTAAGTGCATTTGCAGTCATGAGCGATTTAGCGTACTCATCGTACTTTCCATCTATCCTTAGTTGTGTTTCGTATTGTATCTGACAAGTAAAACAATGTCCATGTAAATTGTAGAACTTAGAGTCTAGCTTATTACTCATTTTACTTGAGCACTTAGGGCAGCAGAAAGGTACTGAAAGTACTTTACGTATTGAGCTTAATTTGGTGTATGTTTGTTTAATACCATCTTTGATAGTCCATTGCTTTCCTTCTTCCGTCCAGATGTCACCTTCTTTACGGTCTGTGGATTGTTTAGTATATCCTACACGTATGCCGGTAGCTGCGTCTACTTTACCTCCGAATAAATTACGGAGCCTGGTTACGTCTCTTTGTTGGAACTCTTTTTTTAATACTGATTCAGCCATTTATATTCCGAATTTTTCGTACAATTCTTTTAGGTCTTTGTCCTTTATTACATCATTTACAGGTTCTCCTAGAGATTCCTTAAGCATGTCAAATATCTTCTTAACGGATTGCTTATGTATCTCAGGGGGTAGATGGTCCATGAATTCTTTCATATCATCATCTCTTACTGCTTGTAGCATGTCTTCCCTTAAGCTATAGTCGTATTCTGGTATAATGATAATATCATACTCAGGAAATTTTCTAAACTTTTTTTGAAATTCATTACTCTTAGCTACCTTTTCCGTAACAGCTACAATGAATGGGTCATTAATATGGTCTTCTTGTAATTTGTAGATATAATGTCTAGGTGCATCATCAGGAGAAGTAACTGTCTTAACAATACTGTTTCCGTTTGTTTCTTTTAAGTAGGTATCAAAGATATCTTTCTTTACATCTAAAGGTACAGGAGAATCATCCTCCTGTCCTATCACTACTATTACTTCACTTATCTCAGAGGACTTTCTACCTAGCCAATAGGCAAGCTGAAGATCCTTCTCACAAGGAGGGGTGAAATAACCAGGTAGAAAACATTTCTTTAAATGTGCGGCTGTCATATGTTATAAATATCAATTACCCTTTTAACAGCGTTACCTTATATGAAGAATTACTTGTCTTGGTAGGAGGAGTTATTGTAATATTCTCTAACAACTCTCCGGATTCAGGATCGGGTATACTTGTAATCAAAAAGTCTTTGATTGATTTCAAGAATGTTTCTCGTGCTTTTATCTCTTCATCTAAAGCTTTCTTTTTAGAGACTAAGCTGTTATATAAAGGATCTCCACATGCTGAGTAATCATATTTAGTTCCAGTCTCAGCTAGACTGAATTTAGTTCCCTTATTTGTAGTGAAGTCTTTTTTGTTATCTGAATTCTGTTGAATTTCTTCGCAGATAAGAGATGTCATAGATACTTTACCTGTTTCATCTATTAGGTCTTTTAATTCAGATCCAGCCTTACTCATAAGCATAAATGCTTCCATGGCAGTTACTGCAGATACTTTACCTTCTAGTACATCGTCAAATACCTTTGTGGCTATGGCCTTAGCTGAACTATCTGATATAGCTATGGCTTTTGATGTTACTTTTACTTTTTCTAATTCGAAATTAAATTTACTCATAATTGTTTATTTTTGTTTTCTAAAAATGTATACCAATGTTTGACATACAGACTCTAATGCTGAGATACTCATTATTACTAAAAATATTGTAAGTAGTGGATGATTTCCCATTATATCAAAGGCTTCCTTCATAGTGTATAATTATTTAGATAGTGAAGTGTTTTTATTATTCTGGTGTATTCGTTTTTATCTTCCGTAGT